CATGTGATCTTGCGAGGGGAAAGCGCCAACTGGCTTGCCTAGCGTCATGCTAACATTTTCCAAGGCGGGGTTCATGTCCTCAACCTTAGATGGGTCAGGTAGAACGTCTTGGATGTTAGGTATCTTCATCGTTTGCAAGATACGCTTCTCAACCGCTAACTGGTCATAAAGTTGAGGGTTGGTTTGTGCGCGCTGGGCCAAGGCTTGCGCTTGAGCAAAGCGTTGCGTGTCGCTGAAGATATTAGGATCAGACACGGGGACGACGTCGCTCATACGGGCGAAGTCATCTTTGTTTACTGGAATCTCATCAATGATGTCTTCCAAGATCATGTCGTCAAAGTGCCAGCGGTTAATGCGGGCTAAGACTTTGAGCAACCGAGCTTGCGAAGCGTGTAAACGAGCGTGAATGGCGCTAAAAACCGCTGCCCCTTGCTCAATCATCGCTTGTGTAGTTCCGACAGGTGCAGTGCTAGAAATGTCGGCGATCTTTTCCTCAGCCGTAGTCACCACGCCCTTGGCGGCGTCAGTCAACCAACCTAGCAGCTCATACAGCACCGGCGAAGGTTGATTGAAAGGCATAGGCATCGCAATCTTGCGAATATCATCTACGCCAGGAGCGCCTTCAATTTCCGTAACTTGCGTTACCTCAATATTTTGGCTTTGGCCGCTGATCTTAGCCCCCTTGAGCTTAAGCATAGTAGCAGCGGTATTAATGTGAGCGCTATCAAGCAGAGCACGTAAAGCGCCAGTAAGGGCAGCGCTAAGACCGCCAATAAGGTGCGGTAGACCAATCGCATAAGCCCCACGCCAAGGGATAAACTTGTACTCAATAAGCCAATCAAGTTTTGCTCTACGGTCATCGCCGTCCTCCCAGTTGCGATACAAACCCAACACCTGACGCGTTTGCTCGTCAATCATCAAGATGTAAGGTGCACGCTCGCCGCCGGTAATCTTATCATAGTCGGTTTTGAGCCAAGTATAGATATTGAACGTGCGTCGAATACCATCAGGGTTTTCCCCTGTGTCGGTCTTACCCTCAACTTTCAAGTTGGCCTTGGCTGACTTAGACAGCTCAGGCTCCATCGAAGTGACGTATGAGTTAATGTCGCGGTACAAGCCGGACTCGACACGTTGGTCGAAGGTGTCCTGAATAATATCGTCAACTTCAGTTACCCGCGATGCGGTATAGAAATTAACTGAAGCGTAAGGAAGATAGATGTTATCAATAGGAATGAACTCAATGCGCGGACGGCGCATCTCGGGGTCAAACCACATTTTAAGATATTGCGAACCGCCAAACGGCAACTGCGTCGCCATCTGTTCTTCTTCGTCGCGGAACTCAATAATCTGCTCAGTGCACTGCCAGTTCATGAAGTCGCGCTTGTTGTTCGCTTTCTTCTGCTTGGCGTCGTTCATCTCACCGATGATCTTAGCCTTAACTGGACCGTCAGGTGGGAAAAGCTCCTTCATGGCGCGGGCTGCAAAGTCAACGCCTGATTCAGCCATAACAGGGTGAACGGTGCGCGAAGCGCCTTGGAACTGAGCGCCGCCAGGAGCGTCATTGCCTAGACCCGACCGGCGAATACCTTCCTCGTACTGCTCATCACGCTTCTTGCGCGCTTCCTTGTCTTTGTCAATCAAGTCCAAGTACTTCTGAGCAATGGACATCAGCTCATACTCAGGCATGCGCTCGGCTAAGTTCTCATAAAAGTCTGGACTTTCGTCAGGACCTTTAAGAGCGCTGAGGTGAACGATAGCTGAACCGTCGTCTAATTCCTCGATTTCCTCTTGACCGTCTTCTGTGAACAAATCAATCAGGTCAACTTCCTCTTGTTGTTCAGGGTCGTCAATATTACCCGTCAAGCTGATAGGGTCAATGAAGCGACCTGCTTCGGGGTCTTGAGGAAAAGGTAGTCCGGCCATTTAGATGAGCCCCATAAGTTTGAGTTTCCGCTCTATTATAACCGGATCTTCCACCTTGACGGGGTCTTTAACCGAGCCGCCTTTTTTATAGAGTTGAAACGGTTTCAAGTCGGTCAAAGCGTCTGCATTAAGAAACTTTTCCACCGGAACGTTTTCGTATAACCGCTCACCACCGCCAAAGTTCACCTTGGTTACGTCAGGGTGCGCGTTCTCAACGGCCTGTTGCGCCGCCTCAAGATGCGTTTTATTAGGATTGTCTAGGCCGTTAATGCTCAACGTGTCCTTAGTTCTGCGCCCCATCATCAGCGGAGCGGCCTCTGGGTGCATAGGATATGCCATCGCGTTTTCAGGCGTAGTGCCCAGCGCGGCTGCATACTGCGGGTCTTGAATTACGTTGATGTGTCGGTCTGACGTAGGAAATGGCTGTATGTGTTTTGTTTCAGCATTCATCCAAAATGCATCAGGCGTCTTAGCCGCTGGGCCGTGCTCAACGATAGAGGGCGCCAAGCCGGAAGAACGCATGTAGTTGCCCGCTACTTCGGCCGCTTTGGGTGCCGCAAACTTTAGCGCCGCGCCGTAAGCAGGAGCCAAGTTGAGCGCTTGACCCGCTAGGTAACCCATATCCCCCGCGGAGCGGATCGCTTCAGCGTTAGGATTAAATGCGCTGACGCCTAAGTCCTGTGAAGGCGTTCCGGTGAAACCCTTCAGCGCCGCCTCAAACCTAGGATTGACCGACGAGTTAATATCGCCAGGAGTCGAAAACTTGATAGGCCGCTGTAGCGCAGGAACGCGCCCGTTTGCAGCGTTGGCTTGCGCTGCTAGGCGTTGCAAAGCTTCTAGCTTGAGCGGGTCCTGAACGTCTACAGTTGAGGGCATAATGGGTGATATTATAGGCCGGTTTATTGCAAGTAGGGGTTGACCCGCTTTTTGCGGTCTTCGAGTTCTTGCTGCTCCAGCGGATCGATGTTAATCATGCCCGCGTCGCGCAAGTAACGCAGCGCTTGAGTCAGCGCGTCGACAAAGTCATCGTGGCGCACCTCGGGAAACGCGCACCACTGATTGATAGCCTCTTTAAGCCAAGTGCGCGGCTGTCCTGGGTTGGCGGTTGACTCGGGCAAAAACACGCGGCCACGCGCAATGATAGGCGACACGATATTAGCCCGCATCACCTTATCTGCGTTGCCTGGGTTATACCCCCGCACCGGCAAACCTGCGCGCTGCAAGTCCTGCACTAACGATATACCCGCTGACTTTTCTTCAATGAGCACAAGGTCGGTCTTTTTACCGCTGTTAAACTCATCAGGGTCGCCGTATACTTCAGTATAGTTCTCAGTTACCTTTGCCCGCAAGTCGGGATACTGTATCCGCTCTGACCAAGCGTCTATAACCATAACCGACGTTGGGCCGTCCTCTGGTTTAAACACTCCGAGCACAATGCACGCGGTAGCGTCGTTCACCGTCTTTTCCGATGTGGCGCAATCGTAAGATTGAATAATGTAAGTAAACTTTGGAAAGGAGCGTTCTGGCGGCCACAACTTAAACCAGTGCCGCTTGATAAGCCCTGAGTCTTCCGGATCGAGCAACACTGCGTTAATTTCCTGGTCACCCAGAGAGGTACCTTCGTATTGGAGGATCTGATTTTTGAAAGTAGGCGCTAAGTTAGCCAGATTGTCATAGGTCGTTGCGGACACATAACAAACGTCCTGCCCGTCACGTTCGACCAAATCAAATATCAGCGGCTTCGGTCGCGGTGTGGTAGTGCAAAGAATTTTAGGCGTCTTGCCAAGCCGCATGCCGAACTGGATTTGGTTCCATGCTTCGTCTAACTGCTCCCATGCTGCCAACTCATCGCACCACCCGCCGTGAAACTGCGGTCCGCGATAGCGCTCAGGTTCCGATGCTGGGATGCCCTTAATGAGTGAGCCGTTGATTAAGGTGATCTCGTTCGTGGTGACCGTGAAGTTCGTAATGAGCTCCTGTGGGCATACCGACAAGATGCCCGAGTCGCCCTTAAAGCAAACGTCACGCAAATCGGCTGCCGTGGGCGCGGCCACTAACCATCGCGTGCCTGGGTGCGTGAATGCTTGCCACCAAAGCCACTCGGCTGCGGCTCGCGTCTTCCCTGCGCCCCGTCCAGCTAGCAACAAGTATATCATCCACTCAAAGTCGGTTTCCAGCTCTGGTATCTGGTAGCCGTGGGCTTGGTCAAGCCATTCAGTGCGCCGCTGGTGTGCTATGCGGTATGGGGTGGGAAGCCGTGTAAAATTCTCTAAAAATTTTTGGGAGGCTGAGGCATCCCCTCCTACAGATCTGCGCAGCTTGGGTGGGGGCTGGTGGTGGTCTCTGCTCATCATGCCTCAGGCGTCCTCTCTGCCGCTCTCAATGGTGCGAAGAGTCGAGAGGCGCAGAGCCTCTCCTCGTACCTCCTCGTACCTCAAGATCGCCAGCGACGGAGTAGCCCCGAGCAGGGCAGTCGACAGACCCAGCGCGTGGGGCACCACGTCAGGCCACCTTGCGAAGCTTGGAGGACTTCTCTTGCAGGAGCAGTGCCTCAATGCGGCGCAGCATTTCAACGTGGGTTTCGTCGTCGCCGTCGTCCGTCGTCACAACCTCCGTCACGCTAGGCAACTTGCGGTGCACGAGCTCCATTACCGCCTTGGCAGCGTTGATGCGGTCCGCCGTGCGCTCGGTCGGGCTGCGATAGATCCGCGTCAGCGTCTCGACGGGCGTAGCCCCCGTCGCTTGAACCCACTCGATGACAGCGGCAATGTCCTCGCCGACCGGTGGGGTGGGGATGGCGAGTGCCCGCGCTTCAAGCTCCAGCTCCGCTTTCCGATCGCACACCGCATTGTGATACTGCGCATACATCGACTGGCGCTGCATGAACTGGAGGTAATCTTCATCCTCCTCCATAATCGGCGCGGGGTGCTTGGCAGCGAGCCATCCGGCTGCTTCCTCCGCGGTCATGGTTTTAGGGTTTAGGTCGTACATGGGCGAATCTCCTTCGAGAGTCAAATTGTCTCTATTATAACGCTAAGTTATATCGTCCACGGTGAGTGCCTTACTCATAACTTTTCGTTATATCTGTCTGAAGCGCCGAGCTTTGATATAACGAAAAGTTATAGGTAGAGAACTAGCAATGGTGCTAGCAATGGTGTTAGGGATGTGTTAGGGATGCTAGCCTTAGTCGGAATAGGGTTATTCCAGTGTTAGGGTTAACCCGCCCCCCC